CACAGGCACTAACGAGTGGGCGCTGGTTGCAGCAGGGCTGAACTTTTTGGGAGGCTGGCAAAACATAGGCTATGCCCCAAACAGTGTGGTGACCTATGGAGGTAGTGCGTATGCGAACACGCAACCCATTGCAGCAGGCACAGGAGCCCCAGACAACAATAACCTCTGGTCTGTCATTGCAGCAGGCATTGGAGTCTACATTGGAGACTATAACGCACTAGCTACCTACACAGCTGGAGATGTGGTCATCTATCGGGGTTCTACCTATCGGGCGAACCAAAGTGTCTTTGCTGGCGAGACTCCAACCTCTACGGCAGCAAAATGGGACTTAATTAGCTTTGGCTTCAATGGGCCTAGTGTGGTGGAGCTCTTGGCAGGCAACAATGTGGACTATGAGAAAGGTGACATCGTCAGGTTCCGCAACTCCGTTTATATTGTGCTGACCAACCTCAACAGCACCAGCAACAATCCCCAGACAGACCCTAGCGATTACACCACGCTCATTGAAGGAGAGAACAGCTTAGGAGCTTGGACAGCAAACACCACGTACTACCCCAGAGATACTGTGCTCTATGGGAATGGGCTCTGGAAGTGTACCCAGTATGCGGTATCTCAGAGCAATCCCAGAATTGCGACCAGCTACTGGACAAAAATCAGCTCAGGCATTGGAGGCAGAGGGGCTTGGAGTGCTGGTAGCGTAGACTACTTTGTAGGGGATGTAGTGAACCACAATGGAGCTGGCTTCTTGTGCGTGCTGGATCACACATCCAGTGACGCACAACGTCCTACCAATGGAGCTCAAACAGCTTGGGAGAAAATTGTGGGGGGTTTCCTCTGGGAGGGCACATGGGCTCAGGGAGCGTATGACGTAGGAAGTGTCGTAGAGTATGACCAGAGTGCTTGGGTAGCGACAAGAACCATCCTTGCCAGCGAAACAGAAAACCCTAGCCTCAACACAGGTTTTGACAGGATGGTCAAGGGCTATCCAAACACTGACGCAATCACCTTTGCTATCGCATTAGGATAATTATGAGTGACTTCCAGAGACAAAGCTTTGAAGTGGGCAATGGCAGCTATACAGCTGTTACAAATGATAGTGTACTCATTGGCCTACTCCTAACCAACAAGAGTGCAGCCCAGGTCACAGCTACGGTGAAAATTGGGCCAAGTGGTAGTACAACAGAAATCGTCAAGGATGTAGTGATCCCCGTAGGCTCATCACTTAGCGCTCTTGATGGCAAGCTTGTGCTCAATGCCAACGATATCGTTGAAGCTACCAGCTCTGCTGCTAGTAGCGTCAATATCCACATAAGCTTACTGGAGCTACCATAATGGCTGGGTATATCGGGAACCGTAGGCAAAACAACTTAGTAAGCCTCACTGGCTCAACTGGAACGATTGGCAGTGGGGTGGTGTTTCCTGCTGGTGTAGTAATTGGTATAGCTTTTTTGGCCGATGTAAATGATGGGGCTGCAGGGGGTAGTAGTACCTCATATACATTGAGATCATTAAATACTGTAAAATATCAAATTAACTGTCCAATAACGATTACTTCAAATGAAATAACATTTGACGAGTCTGGGTCGTATGTTTTACAAGCAATTGCTCCAGCACTAAAATCAGATAGACACATTGTTAGACTTAGCGATGATTCAGGTACTAGTTTTATAAGTTCAGGAAGTGCTGCACACACTGGTTCTACTGAAAATAGCACCACCTCCTCTTTTTTATTTACAAAATTAGTAGTAGGAGCAGCAGAAATAACGGGAGGGGGCAGTGAACGAAGTTTTGGGTTTTTTACAATCGTTGATTCTGCGAAAGCGGCCGATGGATTAGGTAATGGAAACAATGACGTAACGAATGAAGAGGTTTTGCAAGTTCAAATTTTTAGAGTAAGCGAATGAGACATCCAGACGGTTTATATTATTATCAATTAGATAATCATCAGTTTTCTTCTCAGATACCGATAATTAAACACAGTGGGAAAGAGATCCTACCAACAGAACCAGAATTTGCAGATAGGTGGGCTGCCGAACCCCTACGCTTACTACGCCAACAACGCAACCAAAAGCTATCCCAGAGCGATTGGATGGCAGTAAGCGATAGAGTCATGACGCAAGCACAAATCGAATACCGACAAGCCCTACGGGATCTACCAAGCACAGCAGACCCACAACTAGACGAGAACGGAAATCTAACAAACGTAACGTGGCCCAGCTATGAGTAATGCGAGACTATTAGCGAATTTAGTACCAGATGGGCTGGATGACTATGAGGAGGGGACTTGGACACCTGTAGTTACAAGAGCAACTTCTAACCCTTCTGGGACTCCATCTTCAAGTGAGGCTTTAGGGAGCTATACTAAAATTGGGAGTATGGTACATGTTGAAGGTGCAGTGTCTTTTAACGGGTTTTCAGGAGGATCTGGGCAATGGCAATGTTCTTTACCATTTACTCATGCAAATTATGGCTCTATAAAGGCTGGTTTAGATAAATGTAGAGTTTACATGGATGGGGATAGTGCAGATCGTCAATTTAGGATTGCTCCAGGAACTAATTTTATTGCTCTTCATATACCTAGTAGTGACCAAGGTTATACTAGTAATACAACATATCTTATTTGGGAATTTTCTGGAACTTATTTAATTGAAGGGTGATATGTCACTAACAAAACAAACAGTTACGGATAAGGTGGAAATTGTTGGCCCCTACTCTCACATTCAAGTCAGAGAGGCCATTCAAGTTCTTGAGGATGGAGTGAAGATTAGCGAAAGCTATCATCGCTATGTAGTCTCTCCAGGCGAGACAAGTAATGACGCTAAAGTTGCTGCAGTGATTACGGCTGTACATACGCCAGAGGTGATTGAAGCGTATGAGCAACATGTAGCCAGCCAAGAGCTCTAATGCCAGTAGAGTATAGAGGCAAGAGCTACCCTGGTTATAACAAACCTCGCAGAAGTTCCTCTGGTGGCAAAAAATTTGAGGTCTTAGCGAAGGAAGGCGATACCGTGAAGCTCGTGCGTTTTGGTGATGCCAACATGAGCATTAAGAAAGACCAACCAGCTCGTAAGAAAAGCTACTGTGCCAGGAGCGGAGGTATCAAGGGCAAGACCAGTAAGCTGAGTGCTAATTACTGGAGTAGACGCAAGTGGGATTGTTAACAGTAATAGAGATAAGCATATGCCAATGGTAGGTGGAAAGAAGTATAGCTACAACAAAGCAGGAATGAAGAAAGCCAAAGCAGCAGCCAAGGCCGCAGGTATGCCCATGAAGATGAAAGCCAGCTACAAGCCAGGGAAGAAAAAGTGAGCTTGTATAGAAACATCCACAAAAAGCGTGCTCGTATCAAAGCAGGTAGTGGAGAGAAAATGCGCAAGCCTGGGAGCAAGGGAGCTCCTACAGCTGCGCAGTTTCGCAAGGCAGCAAAAACAGCAAAGCCTAAGAAAAAGTGAGGAAATTAGAGTACCAGCAAGGGTTGCTGGAAGAGACACCAGATGAACTAGACCCATTGAGCCTACTAGGTGCAGCTGCTACGGGCATCTCCCGTAAGGCTGGAGGCCTACTAGGGGAGCTGCTCACACCAAGCACAGTGGAAGCTCCTACGTTTGTAAGGGGCCCAGAGCGAGAGCAGAACTTTGCTAATTGGTTTGGCAGTAGCAAGATGGTAGATGAATTTGGTGAGCCCTTGGTTTTTTACCACGGCTCCCCAAAAGCTTTTAAAGCTTTTAAACTAGGTGGTAGCCAACAAAGGACACCAGAAGAAGCGCTTGAATGGTTTAGGGATAGGTTATCAAGCAATAGGAATATTCCTTTACATAGCTGGCGAATGGGATCGTTTTTTACACCTAAGCCAGAATATGCCAGTAGTTATGCTGATAGTAATGGTGGAGTTGTCTACCCAGTTAATTTAAAAGCAGAAAACCCAGCTTGGTACGACAATGTAGAAAAAACTTATCGACTTACAAACCCTAATAAAACTCCAGATGCTTTAATAATTCATCATGACAAAGACATCAATGAAGTTATAGTGCCTCAACCCAACCAAGCCAAGAGCATCTACAACAGAGGAACCTACAGCTTAGAAGATGATGACCTTCTGGGAATGCTCAGGAGGGGAAGTAATAACAATGTATAAACATGAGGTAAAGTGTATATAGGAGCAATACCTACTCCAGCTGCTACGGAAAGCAGACAAGAATTTTTAGCCACAGCTAACCAATCCGTATTCAATACCACTGGAGGAACCGTAGGCTACTGCGATTGCTACCTCAATGGCGTGAAGATGGCTAATAGCGACTTCAGCTTTGATGGTGCTGACGTAACGCTAACCACGGGAGCGGCTGCTGGAGATGTACTAGCGGTAGTAATGAGGCAAGCAGATAATGCACTAGTGGCGTTGCCGATTACTGATAGTGCTGGCAATAATGTCCTGAGTGAGACGAATAATGTTGTGAGTATAGATAGTGGGGTGGTGTTTCCTGGGAAAATTATAAAAAATATTTATATAGATAGTACTGCAACAGATACAACAATTACAAATTCTACATCAAATAAAATTGTTTATAGTGTTTCAATTCCTAATCCACAAACTAGCTATAGCTATTTAATTATTGGTGGAATTGGTGGTTATATTGATACCGGAAATGATGCTCAATTAAAGGGATCTTTAATAAAAGACAATGGTCTTGGAACTCAAGCATATATTCAGGACACAATTTCAGCTATTTATTTATATAACGTAAGTTATAATGATATGGGGTTCTTTTTAAATTTAAATTATTATTATGAACCTGCTACCAGTACAGCATTTACAATTGATGCTGCTGTTAGATCAACGGGATTCCAATATAGAGCGCCTCACGTGTTTAACAATCCATTTATTGTATTAGAGTTAGGAGGTAATTAAGAATGGACTATACACTAAAAGCTTTAAAATCATTTAGTGGTTTGGAATTTAGCTATTCTCCAGAAACAGGTGAGATTACTATTCATAAAGGGGATGCTAATAAAGATGAAGTCCTTCTTAAAGCTGAAGAAATAAAAGCAGCAGAACCTTTGCGTCTTTTAAGACTAGAACGTAAACGCCTTATCACTGCTACGGATTGGTGGGTACTACCAGATAGAACACCAACCCAAGCCCAATTGGACTATCGACAAGCCTTGAGGGATCTCCCAAGCAATAGCACCAATGTTGCCCTAGATGAGCAGGGCAATTTGATTAACGTGACATGGCCTGAGATGCCCCAATGAACTACATCGTCATAGCCATCTTTGTACTAATCGTTTGGGCATGCACAGACTACCCAGCTTCTGAGGGGAACGATAGTGAAGCCAACCCCATAGAGATTAATATCAACATACAATCAGACTCTGAATCCAAAGCAGACTCTGATGCCTACATTGAAGAGGGTACGGATAACCGTAGTGATAATAACACCATCAACATTGATAACGTGAGTAGCTGAGTACCGCTATGCCAGAAAGCTCCAGTATCATTCAATTAGTATCCGACTTAGGCGCAGGCTTAGGCTCCTTGATAGCTTGCTTCTGGTACATTCAATTCATTACGAAGTCTCATCGTGAGGAGCGCACTACTGCTGACCAGATGCACAAAGAAGAGAGGCTGGAATGGATGCGCAAGGATACCTCTTCAGACGAGGCGCTTAGAGGAATAATTTCTGAGAGTAATAAAATACTAGGTGATTTAAGAGCATGCCTTACAGAGCAGACAACCCTCTTAAAAGCTGTACTGGAGAACAAGCGATGAGCGATAGAGACTATCCTTTTTTCAAGCGTCAGGAGCTGGCTTGCAAGTACTCAAACGAGTGCGAGATGGATGAAGGCTTCATGGAAAAACTTGTGGAGCTACGCAAAAAATTTGGCAAGCCTATGCGTATCAGCTCTGCCTATCGCTCCAAAGAGCTCCACCCCATTGAGAAAGCTAAATTGCACCCAGGCTTTCACAGCAAGGGGATGGCAGCAGACGTACTCCTCTGGGGCCCAGATGCTTGGGAGCTGGTGAACCTAGCGACCTCAATGGGCATGTCCGTAGGCATAAGTCAAAAAGGCGCTATAGAGTCCAGATTCATCCACGTGGACTCTCGCACAAACCCACAAACCATTTGGAGCTACTAGTGAAAAAGCTCGTACTTGCCATAGGGCTGCTGCTGCTGAGTTGCAGCCCAGCTCCTGCGCAAGAGCTGGAGTACAAAACTTTATTCATCGCAACATGGGTGTACAGCTGTGCGAACAATATGCAGCAGAGCTTTTTGGAAATGGGGATGCCTCAGCAGCTGGCACTGCAGGAAGCCATCCGCAAGTGTAGCTGTGTGATAGACCACTTCCGCACGGACTTCAACCACTCCCAGCTCATCACAATGAATGAAGAGGATCGCTTAGCGTATTCCAATGGTTATAGTGCCCAGTGCTTTAACGTGGAGCTCATGTAATGGAATCACTACTAGTGCTTGCAGATGAACTAGCCGCAAGTGGCTCCTTGGAGCTGGTTGCCACAGCTGCAGGGCTCCCAGCCGTAGCAGCTGGTTTAGCTGCCTATCGTATGTACAAGAATAAGAAAGCAGATGCCAAAATCCCTAGTACCTATTCAAATATCACCAGGCTTTTCAGACGGGACTGATTACGAAGTTGGAGCCCAGTGGGTACGAGGTAACCTCATCCGCTGGCATGAGAACCGTCTCAAGCCGTGGAAGCCTTGGCGCAAGATGTTTACGACCACACTATCTGGCCCAGCTCTGGGGATGCATTTTTGGACAGCATCCAATGGGCGCAGGTATCTAGCAATCGCTACAGCTGACCAAGTTTATCTGATAAGCATTGTTGAGAATACCCTCACTACCATCACTCCGGTTGGGCTTAACACCAGCCAGACCTTCAACATTGGCCCTGGCTATGGAGGGGATGTCTACGGAGGCTCCTACGACTACAATGCAGCCGCAGGCTTAGGAGGCTTGACGTTCATCTTTACAGACTTTGCCAGATGGAGCATGGACAACTGGGGAGATGCCCTCATCTGCATGAAGGAGGGGGATGGTAAAGTTTATTTGTACAACCCTGTTACTGCTTCCGCTGGAGATGTGCTGGATATCATTACTACCGATAGTGATCCCCTAAGAGCTCGTGGACTGATTGTCACAGCTGAGCGCTACCTCCTGCTGTTTGGGGCTGATGGCATCACACGCAAGCTGAGGTGGAGCGCAAGCGAGGACTACACGGTATTCACAAGCACAACCCAAAACCCAACCGAAGCTGGTGATTTAGAGGTAAGCACCAAGGGCTTTCTGATGGCTGCGAAGAAGGTGCGTGCAGGGATTTTAGTCTTCAGCTCCGTTGACGTACACCTCCTTTCTTACTTGGGCCCCCCTTTCATCTATGGTTTAGAGTCACTGGCTGAGGCTTGTGGCCCAGTGAGCTCTGCCTGCATCCAGCAGATAGCAGAGCGCACAGTATGGCTAGCAACAGACGGATTCTGGCAATATGACGGGAATGTCACACCCTTACCATGCCCAATACTGGAGACCTTCCTGGCAGACATCAACATGCAGCGAGGGACACTAGTGGCAGCTGGCAGCATTAGAGAATATGGAGAGGTTGTCTGGTTTTACTGCAGTGAGGGAAGCGCAGATGCAAGACCAGATGCCTACATCCTTTGGGGCACGAGAAACAACACTTGGAGCATGGGCACACTCAGCCGTGATGCATTCATGGAAGAAGAGGCTTACGTGTTCCCAATAGCAGTAGGGCCCGATAGCAACGGAGATACATATATTTGGGCCCATGAAGTAGACAGAACTTTGGCAGATGATGGGACAGTAGAGACCTATGCTGAAACAGGAGCCTACGAGATAGAGGTAGGCCAAAGGCTAGCTAGAGTTACTCGTATCTGGCATGACCTGGAGAAGCAGGGCACAGCTGGGAGCTATCCACAATTCACGTTCTACACGAGCTCCAGTGCGGATGGGACAGAGACTACCAAGGGGCCATACACTCCACAGGCTGATGGAGCCATAGACTTACGTTGGCAGGGCAGGCAGCTCCGTATGAAAGTCGCTGCCCCCATTAGTGAGGAGTGGACACTAGGGAAGCAGAGGCTGGAAGTTCAACCTGGAGGGACAAGATGATTTTAGGCACACCTCCCAATAATTATGACCGCAACTGGTTCTCCAGAGCTTTCGACAGACTAAGCATAGAGCTCCGCAATCGCTACACTACCAACCAAGATATTGTTGTAGATGGCAATCGGCTCGTGCTAGTGAGCCCCAACAAAACAAAGTACAAGCTCACCGTGGATGATGCTGGTGTACTAAGCACTACCGCACTATGAGGCACAATGGGACTATTTGACAGTGTAACCAAAAGCATTAGCAACGTAGGCAAAAGCTTGGAAAATGCTGCTAACAGTGCAGTAGGCAACCTGCAAAATAGAGGGAATCAGTTTATTGGGGGAGGACGTAGTGTCCTCTCTGGTGACCTCACTGGGTTGCGAGACATGTCTTCCGCTGGAGTCAATTTAACCTCTGACATGTATGCCACTACCAACTCGTTACAAAATTCCATAGTAGATGCCTATGCCGAACCCTTAAAGGGCACACCGTTATACGGGTTAACTGCTGGCAATATCAAAGGCCTAAACAATACTGTCGAGGGGATTCTCAGGGGGAATTTAGCTGGGATTCAAGACCTTCCTACGGATGTGGGTAAGGCTGTGCAGTCAGGCTTGGATGCAGGCAAAGACTTAGTGGAAGCACTGGGAGGTGCTTTGGGTGGCCTAATGGGTGGAGGAGCTGGGGGAGGAGCTGGGGGAGGTGCAGAAGTCCTCCAGAGCCTACGCAACCTAGCGAACCAGAGCGCAAACTACGCCAGTAATCTACCTAGTGAATTCCAGGCATTTGAAGGGGATCGCTTTGCAGCTCCTAGTGACAGAACCACAGCTGCAGAGAATGCACTCTACAACCAGCAGGGCTCCAATATTCAAGGGGCCTATGACCTGACGAACAGGCTTACCGGAAAGGCTGAGAATAGCAGCTTCAACAGCAACATTGCAGATGCCCAAAGTTATGCGCCAGTAGGGCCCCAGACAGAGCGGAACTTCACCAATGCTTCCAATGCAGGCTCCAGAAACTACTCAGGCATGGATGTCCAAGCTGGGCCAACAGCAGGAGCTCAGCAATTCAATGCTACTACGTACAACCCTGCAGGGGCCAACGTGGCTCCTGAGAGGTACACTGGACAAAATTTTGAAGGGAGCAGCTTCAACCCTGCAGCGATTGCCTCCACAGGTAGGGATCGCTCTGGAGATGCCTTACAGTTTGAGGGGCAGCAATATGGCAATGCAGTAGATGCTCAGGCCAGGGACTACCAGAGTGGCAACACCTTTGCGCAAGACCTCAACCAATACCAGAACCCCTACAACCAGAGCGTCATTGATGCCAGCCTGGAAGACCTCAACAGAGCTCGTATGCTGGCAGACCAGCAGACAGATGCCCAAGCCATTGCCGCTGGAGCCCTGGGAGGCTCCAGGCAAGGTCAATTAGAAGCTCAGAATTTTAAAAATTATTTAGAGCAAGCTGGCAGGCTTAGTTCTCAAATGAGGCAGCAAGGATTCAACACGGCAGCACAACTAGCCAGCCAGGACAGAGCACAAAGGCTAGGGCTGACAGCTGAGGCTCAACAGCAGACACAACAGTTAGGGACGCAAGGAGCCTTGCAAGGGCAGAGCTTAACAGCTGGAGACTTGCAGGCAGCTCGTGACGCTTCCTTGCGGTCACAGCTGCAGTCACAGCAGCTAGGGCAACAAGGAGACCTCCAGACACAACAGCTGCAGGCACAGGCAGCATTGCAGGGCCAAAACCTCACAGCTCAGAGTGCGAACCAAGCTCAGCAGCTGATGGCTCAAAGTGGCATGCAGGGGCAACAGCTGACCGCACAAGCAAGAGAGGCTGCTAACCAGCTCATGCAGCAACGAGCTCTGCAGGGCCAGAGCTTAACTGCAGCAGACCTTCAGCAGATACGGAACCTCAACCAGCAGAGTTATGATACTGCTGCCCAGAGGCAACTACAGAGCCAGCTGCAAGCACAGAACTTGGGCGTACAGTCTGGGATGCAGGCACAGAACCTTGGGGCAGACTCCTACAACCTAATGCAGCAGCTGCAAAACCAAGGGGCTTTACAAGGCCAGAACCTGACTGCATCGAATCTGCAAACCATCCTCAACAACAATGCAGCTGCGCAGCTCCAGGCTCAGAACTTAGGAGCGGATAGCTTCAACCAACAGCAGGATAGGCTACTAGACCAAAGCCGCTTGGCTGAGAAATTCCGCCAGAGTGCCCTCAGTGATGCCCTCACAGGGGCAAACAACATGGGCCAGATGGGGCAGAACCTAGATGCTACTCAACGTCAGCAGCTGCTAGACCAGCTGGCAGTAGGCCAATACCAAGACCAACGCAACCAGCAGCAATTGGACTTTGACTACGAGCAATACCAGAACGAGCAAGCCTTCCCTGCCACGTACTTGGACAACCTCAACCGTGGAGGGCAACTGGGCTTAGGCATTGCCAACGCCACAGCAACAGGAGCTCCAGCTGGTGGAGGTGGAGGTGGAGGTAGCCGCAACCCATTGGCTGCAATGATAGGTGGAGGCCTTAGTGGCTTCTTGGCAACAGGCAACCCTTGGGGAGCTGCCGCTGGTGCAGGTATGGGTCTGCTGGGAGTCAATGACAACAATAGCTTTGCAGGGCTAGGCAAGTTATTGGGTGATTCACCTACCGAAAGAACTGCAACCACAACCAACCCAAGCACAAACTATCAAGGAGGCCCTAGTGGGAGCTCTGGAGGCAGAGGTGGAGGCAGGGTAGCAGCACCTAGCGCAGTAAATGGGTTCCCCTCATTACCCAATAGCGCCAATTTCCAAGCTGGTGGAGGAGGAGGTGGCAGAAAAATAGGGCAGCCTCAAACAGGAGGCCCATTATTGAGGCCTCCTGCTCAAGTAATTAGCCAAAATGTAAGCCCCCCACTAGCTGGCAAGGCTTCTGGCTTGGCTGGAGGCTTATTTGGCTCTGGAGCTGGAGGCTTTGGTGGGGCAATAAGTGGGGCATTGAACAACGCGACACAACAAGCGCAACCCATTAGCTCTAACAAGCAATTTACTTTGCCTAACGGGAATGTAGTAGGCACTGGTTTGAAGCTTGGGCCACTGGGTGGCTTTGGTGGCTTTGGTGGCTTTGGCATGGTTTAACGGAGCAACATATGTTTGGTAATTACTTTAGTGGGCTACTGGATGATTTCAATTCAGACCCAGTGGTCAAAGAGTACAAGGGCTACATGGGGCAGGGGATGGACTACCTGAGCAACATGTTGCCAGATAGGGAGACCATGAAGGGCTACATAGATGGGCCCTATGATGACTATGTCATCGATAAGGTAGCAGATGGCTATGGCTACTTACGTGGGTTGCTGGATGAAGCACCTGACCCCTACGCTGGCTATGATCCTACAGCTGAGTACATGGAGCTGAACCAACCAGCACCGCAAGCTTATGACCCTACTGCTGAGGCAATGGCTGTGCAGGCTATGCCAGATAGTAGTATTAAGCAGCTCTTCCAGCGTAAGCGTCCTAGGATCATGGATGCAGTGCAGGGAGCTTATGAGGCCTCACCAAGGCCTAGCACTGGAGCACAAGATATGTACAACCCATACAAATCCAGTGACTACCCAGAGTATCAACAGCTACGGAAAATGAGCCCACAACCTGGAGCTAATAGTACTAGTGTGAAAATCATGGATGGCATGTATCGGCAACCAGAGGGGCTGCTTGGGGGGCAGATGGCTCCGCAAGGCTTTGCTGAAGAGGAAGCCACGGTGCAGCCATTGCCTCCAAAAGGGTTTGCAAAACCAATTGAGGAACTCCAGAACATGTCTCGCTATCTAGACAATAGCACTAGGGGTAGAGTCAAGCGAGGGCAGGATTTAGACGCAAGAATGATGGCTGAGCAACGCAGAATTAGAAACGCATTGTCGAGGTAATATGCTTTTTGGCTTACTAGATGACGATACCAGCTTGTACGAAGATCCAGCCAAGATGGCTCTATTTGGAGCTGGGCTAGGGCTAGTCAATAGCCGTGGAGTCACAGGTGCTGATTTCCTGCGTGATGCCATCACTGGCGCAGGCCAAGGCTATGGAGCGTACCAGCAGACAAGACTGCAGCAGGCGCAGATGGAGTCTGAGCGTAAGAAGCAGGAGCTGGAGAACCTCTACAAGATGGCTCAAATTAGGAAGATGCAGTTTGAGATGCAAGGG